TGCTTCGGCCGCATCTCCGGGACTTTCACCACTAGCTCCTGTGAATGCTCTTGCTAAAGCTCCTGCTTGAATTGCCACCTCATCCATCGGATTGCCTGCCCAATCGCAACCATTTTCATCTTTGATACCACCTGGTATGGGCAAACTTACGGATCCGAGTATAGTTCTACCGGGTGGTGTTCCGTTTGGTCCTACTCTTGCACGATCAGCAAAACCAAATCCTCCACCGCTAGCACCACTACCAACTTTCTTTGGTTTATACTCTAAAAGAGTAAACTTCATAAAGTCTTGAGATTGATGTCTATCCAATGGGTAACTATGGTCACCAAAAGAAGCGGGACCTTTTCTTGTGCTAGTTCTTGCCTGAGCAACTTGACTGTTTATTAACGCTTCTGCTTCTTTATTTACTATATCAATACCTTGGTCTGCTGCTTGAGCCGCAGAATCTTCTGCAGATTGATTTGGATCTGCTGGTGCTTTTGTGTTGTCTGGGTCGAGTATTTGATTTGTTCTCAATCGTGCGGTTGCAGGATCTACACCAGCATCTACGTTTCCGTTGTAGACTGTTTTCTCTATCTCCTGTCTTAAACCTTTTTGATTTGCATCACTTAAAAACTTTTTAGAATCAGCTCCCTGAAAGACAGAATCATAGTCTGCGATTTTTGTTTTATCTCTAAAGGGTACAAAGTCTTCACCCTTTTTCATTGTGCCAAGTTTGATTGACCCAAAAATACTCTTATCTTCGTAAAAGGTTGCTTCCCCAGTTTTTGCATCTACTATAGTATAGAGTTGCTTACCATTATAGTCAAACCTTTTACCTTCTCCTCCGTATGTTCCTGGGGTATCAGCCATTACACACTATCTTTTATCTATTTAGCACAAATTTTCCATATTGTATTGAGTTTAACTCGTCAAGTTCATCTCTCTGTACAATATAAACTTGACCTGAGATTTCTTCCCAAGTATATTGTCTATACTTTCTCCAATGAAAGTTAAACCCACGGAATCCCCATTGGAATAGTTCTGTTACCAGGACTAAAGGATGCTGATCGTATCTTATTCTGGGAGTTTTTGCTTGGTATAAAAATGTGCAGAGAGTTCCAGGATCAGGGACAGGAGTAACGGTATCATTGAGAGCATCCATGATCAGTATCATCTGATCTTCAGTGTCCATGGTCTCATTTAATTTTGTGAGTATGGGTTCGATACGGTTCATCTGATTCCGAGTTCTTTCTCTGTGATTATTTTGAATTCAATTCTTCTATCAGCACAGAACTCAACAGCAGCTTTCCATTTTGCTTGGTTGACTGCATAAGTTGTACATTCACGTATCAAAGTTTTCTTTTGCTTTTTACCTGGCACTGGTGGTATAGTTTCTCTTTTTGGTTTTACTTCTATCACGTAAGTTTTAATTGTGCCTGTACTCTCCTTGACTTTAATAATAAAGTCTGGGTAATACTTATGAACTCGTCGATCGACTGGAGACACATATGGAATGTAAAACTCCTCACTACCCCACTCAAGAATATTTTCGTTTAGATCACAGTAACGACAAAACTTTCGCTCCCAACTACTACGGCAGATGATATTTTCAACATTGCCTTTATATTTCTTTGGATGCGAAGGTTTGTATTTACTTTTTATGCTTTCTCCCATACATAGTATATAAGGTAAAAAACTATTTATAGATGCCTAGCGTAAAAACAGTTGATGATATTAAGTCATCAATACTAAGACCATCAACAACATCACATTTTCTAGTAGAGTTTGCTTTGCCATCTGGGGGAGCAACGGGAGCTGATGCTTTCACTCAGAAACTTAAGTCTGCTGGTATTACATTTGGTACTAGTCAAGAAACCCTGAACTTACTCTGCTCTGAGGCAGTTCTACCAGGATCTAGTATTGCGACTATGGAGATTAATAATGATCATACGGGTGTGACTGAAAGGCACGCACATAGAAGATTCTTTGATGATAGAATTGACTTTACTTTTTATGTTGATGTGGAAAATTATCTACCCATCATATTCTTTGAGACTTGGATTGACTTTATAACTGGAGCAAAATCTATTGGGGACTTTGTATCTGCTGATCGCAACACCCTTGGCAGTAAAAACTATCACTATAGAATGAATTATGCAGATGATTATACTGCTGATAGAGGACTCAAAGTATATAAGTTTGAGAAGGATTATGGGAAAAAGGCTAAAAGTCCACTAAACAATCCTCAATGGAATCCCACTGGACAATATCTAGAGTATGAATTTTACAGGTCATTCCCAATATCAATTAATTCAATGCCAGTCTCTTATGAGGCAGCAAATCTTTTGAAGTGTACTGTGTCTATGAATTATATTCGCTATACTGTTAGAAGGTCTGGTGATCCTAGCATTGCTTCATCAAGTCCAACAGAGTCATCTCAAACTCCTCCAGCAGCATCGCCAGTACAAAAAATTCAAACCGCACAAAACGCTAGTGCATCACTAGGTGGTAGCACTAACGGACCTGGAACTCAATTTGTTGATAGGGATAGTGCTAGTGGAGGTAGTTCTGCAAATGATGGACCATTATTACTTCCTGATGGAAGTCCTGCTTATGATTCAAGCGGAAACCTACGCTCCATGTTTTAATTTCTAAACACGCACTAAATAATCATACTGAAATAATACTTATAGGATATTATGCCTTTACCAAAGATTGCTACACCAACATATGAACTTGAGTTGCCATCGACAGGAGAACCAATTCAATATAGACCTTTCCTTGTAAAAGAGGAAAAGATTTTAGTCATTGCTCTGGAGAGTGAAGATACCAAACAGATTACTACTGCCATCAAAGGTGTTATTAAGAACTGTATTAAGACAAAAGGTATCAAAGTAGAACAACTCCCTACATTTGATATTGAATTCCTCTTCCTAAACATTCGTGGTAAGTCTGTTGGTGAAGAGATTGAACTCAATATTGTTTGTCCTGATGATGGTGAAACTGAAGTTCCTGTCTCAATTAATATTGATGACATTAAAATTCAGAAAGATGAAGAACATGATAATAAGATTAAGATTGGTGATGACTTGATGATGGTAATGAAGTATCCTTCTTTGGAACAATTTATCAAAAACAACTTTGACTTTGAAGATAAGAATGCAATGGACCAATCATTTGATTTGATTGCATCTTGTATTGAATCTATTTGTAGTGAAGAAGAGGTATGGGCAGCAGGAGATTGTACCAAGAAAGAAATCAATGAGTTCCTTGAGTCTATGAACTCGTCGCAGTTCAAAGGTATTGAGAAGTTCTTTGAGACAATGCCTAAGTTATCGCACACTATTTCTGTGACTAACCCTGCTACTAAAGTTAAGAGTGATGTTGTACTTGAGGGATTAGCATCTTTTTTCGCGTAGGCATGGTTCATATGAACCTTGAATCATACCTCAGATTAAATTTTTCGTTGATTCAGTATCATAAATACTCATTAACGGAGATTGAAAATATGATACCATGGGAACGTGATATCTACGTCGCTTTATTACAACAACATCTTGAAGAAGAAAAACTAAAGCATCAGCAATCGAATGGCATCTAGGACTAGCACCGATCCACTAGAAATACTTTTAGAGATGGGTGTTGACCTAGATAACCTCTCTGAGGATGAGGATTATCTTAGTGCCTTAAAAGAAGCAGTTGCCACCATTGAATTTCAAACCAAAGGAAAGGGTGATGCTCGTAGTACGGTTCTCAGGCAGGAAGTAGTAAAAGAAAGAAAAAGAAGAAAGTCAAGAGATACTAAATTCAACGCAAAGAAGACAAAAATATCTGCAGGTTCTTTTAAGAAAAATTCCGCGACAGGCAGTAGTGTTGCACCAAAAGCATTGCCCACTAGTGCGATAGTTTCCTATCAGGCACCTGAAGCAGAAGAAGATACTAAAGCGAAGACAAAGAAAAAAGAAAAACCAACAAATCTTTTAGAACAAATTGCCAAGTCGGTTACTAATATTGCCGATACACTTAAGGATCAATATAATTTAAAGAAGAAAGCGGGTGAGTTTGATAGAAAGAAAGCACAGAGAGATAAGAGAAAACTTAATGAAAAGAATTTAGAGAAGGGATTCTCTGCATTATTTAAGACAGCACAAAAAATAATTGCACCTGTCAGAGGAATTTTTGATAGGATATTTGGTTTCATTGCAAATATATTAATTGGAAAGTTTCTAGTTAAACTGATAGGTTGGATAGCTAAACCAGATAACCAGAAGAAATTACAAAATATAATACAATTTCTAGGTAAACATTGGCCTAAGTTATTATCATTATATCTTGTATTTGGTACTGGACTAGGAAGATTTATCTTTAGTCTTACTAAAACTTTAATTGGTGGAGCAGTAAAACTCACTGCTGCTATTGCAAAATTATTAGCAGCAAGAAAACTAAGAGGTGCAGGGAAATTAGCACGATTCCTTGGTGGTAAAAAAGGAAGACTCTTAACTACTGGTGCTGCAACAGCGGTGACGGTTGGCGGTACTATGCTGGGCATCAATGCCTTGACTGGTGAGGATGAATCACAGCAACAGACTCAAGGATTCTCTGGTGGTGGTTTAGTACAACCAATTATAATGTTAAACGGTGGTGGAAGAGTTAATCTTAATCTAATTTCACCCACAAATAATATTCTCGGTTATGAGGGTGGATCGTATGTTGAAAATCCTGGTGAAGTAAGCGGACCAGGTGGTATTGATAAAGTTCCTGCGATGCTCACTGATGGTGAGTTTGTTATGTCCCGTGGTGCTGTACAGAAGTATGGTGTTAAAGCACTCGAAGGAATGAATGCTGCTGGTGGAGGAACTAATCTACCAAAAATGGTGAAGAATACAATTTATGCTGCAGATGGTGGATATATTGGTGATCGTTCTGGTGCCGGTAGTCCTCCTGGAGGTTACTCCTCAGGTTCTTTAACGAGTGATCCTCTAGGTGCCATTGATAGAATGCTTGGACAATCGAGTGGTGGTCGAGTTAGAATACCTGGTGGAAGAGGGCAAGATAGTAAACCAAGTAATTCTCCATCGAAATCAAGTAGTCCGCCACCTAAACCAAGAGTGCAACCGAAGGATCCAGTTATACCTTCATCCTCCAATAAACCACCATCATCTTCAAAGCAGGAGACTTCAAAAGATCAGACCGCCGTTGGTGTTCCTGAAAGGATGTTGAAGAGTCCTACATTCAGAGACTCTGGTCTTCTTTATCTTAGGTCAATGTTGGGTGGACTAGGTGGACCTATCACAGAGAGTCAACTTTCTAAAGCATCTAGGGTAGAATTAAATAATGCAATCGTAAGAGCTAAACAGAGAACTGGTAGTGAACTTGCATTTGCAGAGCAACAACTAAAAGAAGCAAAAGATGGAGGATTTAATAAGCAAATACTTGCAGAAAGGCAGAGTGTTCGTGATCGTCTGAAGCGAGGAGAAATAAGAGTTCTCTATCAAGACTATTATGATGGAAATGATGAGAAAAATATAACTCCAGCAGCAGAAAATGCTAAAAGTATTCTTGGTCAGTTCTGGGCAACGTCTACCGAAAGGGATGGGCATAGAGTTGTAAATGAAAAATATGACTTTGTTGAAATGAATGATCCCCTGGCAGTTCTCAGGGGTGATTCCCGTGGAATTGCTAAGGATCCTAAAAAGGCAGAAGCTGGTAAAAAAATTACTTTTCGACAGCAACTTCAAGCATTACGTCAACTCAATCCTCTTGCGAGAGATATGAGTGTTGATGTTGTCCTTGGTGAAAAACCAAATCCATTGAGGGATTATGGAAATTATTTGAAGTATACTGTGGGTGGTATGGCTGATGCTCTCACTAAAAATTTATTTGATTTTGATAAGCAGGGTGGTAAAAGTTTGATGAATCCTTCTGGCAAAAAACAAGAGAAAGCAAGAGAAAAAGTTGATAAACAGTTGTCTGATACTAATAAAATGACTCAGGCACAAGTATTAAACGCTCAGAAGTATGCAGAGTCTAAAGGTAAGTATTACTCTAGTTCGGATGGTAAAACTTACGAGAGTTATCAAGCTGCTGTAGATGCCAGAGATGTAAGAGTTAATTCACAAGCGAATGTTGGAAGTGGTAGGGATGGATCATTTGGATTAGGTACTTCTGGTAAGGGAATGCCCTCCAATCCTAAGTTTCATAGAGGCGGTATGGTAATGGGTAAAAATAAACCAAAACTTCCATCTCCAGAGGCACCGATGCAAGCTAAGGTGTCAGTCATTAGAATACCAAAAACAAAATCTAATGATAGTCTTCCAGCACCACGCGGAGGATCTAGAACTCCTGATATCAATGCTGGTAATGGAAGTGCTTCCAAGCGTAAGATTTTGGGGATAGTGTAAGATGGCAATAATCGGAGCGTTGGCAAAGGGATTGGCTAAAGGTGGCGGACGTGCTGTTGCATCTAATATTATGGGTCGTAAAAAAACTGTGAAACCATCTGCGATTGCCCCCAGACAAGGTGCTCAAGGTCAACAGCAGGGTCAAAGGAAGGGTAGTGCATTAGTTAAGTCTCCTACTACAGCAATAACAAAGGCAATGGCACCTATTCAAAAGGTTTCCACTGGTCCTGTTGCCAAGGGAGATTACCTTGCCATCATTCATGAGAAGGTTCTGACCATTGAGAAGATTGTCACTGGTGTCTACAAAGCAGAGAAGGATAATCTAAAGGCAGAGAAGCAAGCAGAGAAAGATGACGCTAGAAAGAATCAAGAACAAAAATTAGAAACAAAAGATAAGAAACCAGAAAAGAAAAAACCATCTCTTAGACAGTTACCTAAACTTGGTGTGTTTGGTTGGTTAAAAAGATTTATAGGAAACATTTTGATGGGATTATTCCTATCTAAAATGGTTGACTTTGCAGGACTCTTGCCTGGTATAGTCAGAGCGATCGATGGTATAACAACTTTCTTGGCAGACTTTGGCATTCTAATGGTCGATGCTCTAACCACGTTTGCTGACTGGGGCATTAAGGCATATAATTTTACGTTTGGTGCGATAGAAAAAGTATCTGGCACTCTCTTTGGAGAAAATGCTGACAAGGTTGTTGGTCTGATTGATACTGCATTATTCTTGACGACTGCCATTGCTGCTTCCATGGCAGTAGAATCATTGATGGGTGACGATGGTGGTGATTTCTCTAGTAGAAAACCTGGAAGGAGAGGTAGTCCTGGAGTCACTCAAGGTCGTGGTGGAAGAGGTCCTAGACCTAGAATCCCTGGAACTGGTCCTAGAGTTACCGGTGGTGGAGGAGGATTAAAGATTCCTAGATTCCCAAGACTTCCTTTTGGTGGGGTAGTTAGGGGTCTTGCAGGACCATTTATTAATACTCTTCTTGCAATTTGGGATTTTAGTAGTAGAAAATCAGCAGGACAAACAAATGTTCAAGCAGGAGCAGGAACCGGTGGTGGTATTCTTGGTGGTATTGCTGGTGCTGCAATAGCTGCTACATTATTCCCAGAACCATTTTCTAGTGCTGCTGGATTAATAACTTTAGGTATTTTAGGTTCTCTTGGATATGCTTTAGGTGGTGCAGGAGCAGATAAGTTAACTGGTGCAGATAAGGTCGGGCAATACCAAGAAGGTGGTCGCGTTAGAAGAAAGAAAGTAAGACGTGGCATTGATATACGCAAGAAAAAAAGAAAAAAACTTAGACTTTCTAGACCAACTAGAGAAATAATGGCACCATTGCCCACGGTAGATGAGAAAAAACTAGATCCAGATGATGTAGGAAAAAATAATAGAGAATGGTGGGATTTCCTTGGATGGGCTGGTACTGGAAATGCTGAGAAACCACTTGGACAAGGTGGAAAAATTCTTGCAGAAAAAACAACTAGAGTTGGTAATGAATTAGGGAAGAACGATTACTTTGGTCCTATCTTGAGAGTAGCATCTAAGTTAATTTTGGATCAAGATATTACCTCAAGAGATTATTCAAATATTGGTCGCGGTATTAATTTACTGGTTGATGATGGTATAGTAAAAAATAAAGTTGGCACACTAGGATATAATCAAGGTGGACTTGCTGAGAATCTCCCGCAGCTGGACGTAACTGATTGGGTATCTAAAACATTTAAGGATACCTTGAGAGATGATTTGAAGAAAAAATATTTACCTAACTCTTCGTATGGTTCTACTGACGGACCAGGTTCTACACCAGGTGCTAGAGATTCT